AATAAGCCAAAAGAAGAAGATAAACTATTCATTGTATTGTCTGCACTTCCTTGTATTGAGTTTTGAATCCAATTGATAATTCCTTGATTTTGATTTTCAAACGTACTATCCTTTGCAAAGTAATTTAAAACACCTTTATTAAGTTCAAAAGCAAGTAAACACTTATTAGCATCGTCTGCAAATTGTTCGTCTAAATACAAACGTTTCATGTCAGAAACAAGGTGCTTGTATTCAATGGCAGCGTTAGTGGTTAAAACGTCTTTACTATTTAAAACATTCTCAATAGCTTTTCTATCTCCTGATTGTATTTGAGCTTCCATACCAGTACTTTTATTTGTACCGATATACTTTGCTGAGAATTGTAAATTTTTATGCTTAGAAGTTAAATTTTGCTCAATATTCTGCAATACTTTTTCAATTGATTGCACACGGCTTGGAGCCGTAAACCAACTATTGCATTTTAAGCCATTTGCTAAATCATACAAAGGGATCAACTCAGAAAGTTTAATATCGTATTGAGTATTGTCTAAAGTGTATTTAATTTTTCTGTTTTGAATAGCTTTGCTATCTTCTGTTTTAAACACGAATTTATTAACCTTGTTCACGTCGTTAAAATCTATTTCACTTGGAATAAGATTATATAATGATTTAGGCAACTGAGTTGATAAAGGCTTTATTTGATAAACATAGTTATTTCCAGCACATGATAAAAACCACATTTGCTGAAATAAGAAATCTTCTTGAGATTGAAAATAGTTAGGTTGTTTTAGAAGTTTAAGTACTTCTGAATTTTTAATTTCTTTACCATTGGAATCTATGTGAGTGATTGCCATTTGTGAATACATTTTAGCTCGTAAAGAAATAATAGTATTTAAAACTGGGTTTTCTAAAGAAATTTTAAGATAGTCTGAATAATTAACAAATCCATCGCCACCAAGTAACTGATAGGACATCGTCCCATCAATTGAGCGTTCGATTCTACTGAATATTTTAGTGCCAAATAAGCTAAAAGACTTTTCTATCATAATAAAAAACCTATGTTTCACAACATTAGTATATGCAAATATATAAAATTAAATTAAATAAATGCATTATTAATATATTTTTTTGTATTAACTTGTTAAACTAAATAAACCTGTTAATTTATTTCGTGTTTCTTTTAGTTTAAAAAACACATTTGTTTCTCGTTCTATTTTTTTATCTATTTCTTTTTTTATTTCAGAAATAATAATATTTGATTTACATTCTGCATAATTTTCAGCATTTATGTAAAGTCCATACTTGTCTTTTTGTAATTTTTTCATAATAAATAATTTTAATTAACTTAAATATCTTGTTCTTGAATACCACTTAATAACATATTTTGCAGCATCAATTGCATCTTCTCTAGTTTCTTCTGGAATATCTAACACTTCACCGTTATGCGTTTTCCATTGGTAATTTTCGTAGTTTTCTTCTAAATTACGACTATTCTCTGTGTAATAAATATTAGATTTTTGTATTGTTTCAATTGCTGAAACTACAGACCCTTGCCCTTTTTGAGCGAATATAATATTAAATCCTGAATTTCTTAACTTACGCCCCTCATTTAAATTTAACTCGTTGCCACTATCGCAAATCATTTCAACATGCTTTGGTATTCCTAAGTTTTCTAACTCATCAGATAAAGTGCCTTTCATTTCTTTTAAAGGCTTATATAATCTCTCTCTTAAAAAATAATTTCCCTCTCCGTCTGTTTTCATTTCTACTAATGCAGTAGGTGCCGACATACCAAAGTCAAGCCCAAAATACGAAGCGTAAGGTAAATTTATAAATTCATCTAATCCTAAAGTTGTCCAATTCTCAAAAATTTTATTATCAACTAACCCAGTGACTCCTAATCCGTAAATACGCCATTTGTTACGCCAATATTTAGATTTTGTATTAGCGTCTGTATCGTATTCTTTCAATGTACTATCGTGGTATGCTTTTTCTTTGTAACTTTCTATCTCTTGTCGTTCTTCGTCAGATAGAAATTCATTATCAATATAAGTTAAACATAAGTACTCGCAGTCTTTTTCTGGTATTACTTCTGTATGCGCCCAAAATCTTTTGTTAGGATTGTAATCTAATATCTTACGTTTAGCACGAGAAGTAAGTTCTCTGTATGTTTCAAAGTTTGTCTTATTAGCTTCGTTTAAATATACAATATCTGAACGCAAACCTTTTCCAATATCTTCTTTATCTAATCCAATAAAACGAATAAATGATTTGTTTGTAAATATGCAAAGTGGTTGCCCATTCGTAACTCCTGTTAAATTAACCTTTTCATAAAGACCGAAAGACCTCAAAATTTTAATGAAGTCTTTTAATACAGTATCTCTCATTTTAGAGAGTTCAGCAGAAGCTATATATATTTCTTTATTAGGATTTTTTGAAGCGTGGTTTACTAACAATATTAAAATAGAAATTGTTTTCCCAGCACCTTGTCCGCCTTGAATACACCAAGTTTTTTTTGTTAATCCTGATATTTTACGAAGTGCTGTCGTTTGTTCCATTATCTTCTATAAAAGGATCAATATTTAAAATTGAAATGTTTGTGTTAATCTTTTCTCCACCGCTTGTAATATCTGTTTTATCCCCAAAAACTTTAGGATAGAATTTAGCCATTTTCCATTTAAGAGTCTGTACTAATGTGTTATAAGTTGAAGCGTCAATTTCTTTAGACACCAACATATCTCTGTAGTCGTCCATTTCTTTTTCTAAAGCTTCGGCTTTGTCTTGCTGTGCATTTATATACAACGTTCGTAATTCCTCTTTATCTCGCTTCCATCTTCTGAATGTAGACCAGCTTGGAAAATTAGAATTAGCTTCTAAAATTCGCATTATATTTCTACCTTGAGCTACTTCCTCACAAATCTCAATACATAATTCGTAGTTATATTCTGTTAGTCTTGCCATATTAATATTTTCTTTTTAAGTAATAACTAAACTCTAAAGTAAAGAATATCCAACTTAGATATAAAGTAATACTTTTTTCGTTTTTATTAAAATCTCTTTCTAAATGAAGTATAGGTGTTATAAATATAAATTCATTTCCTTTATTCCATCTCTTGTATAGATTAGTAAAGTATAGTTCTAATCGTTTAGTTTTAATTATTTTATATTCGTATTTCATAATTACTCTTTTATTATTTTCCAACTACCACCGTTAATATGATTGCAATCCTGAACTAAAAAATTTGTATTTTGAGCTATAAAATTTAAGTCGTTTAATAAAACGATTTTAACTCTAGCATCGTCTTTAAAGTAAGTGTAAATATCAACTACTTTGCATTTATACTTCTTACCTTTAGTAATATCTACTCCGTTATCACTTGGTATAGCGTAAGTAGTTTTAATTCCGAATAGTTTTTTTATTGCTTTCATAATTGCTTATTTTTTCTTATCAAAAATTAAATTAATTATAATTTCACATCCCATAAAAAAAGGTAAATATAAAAATATCCAAATTATAATATTTTGGTTTATAAACCCTGATTTTTTATCATATATTTCAAGGCAATAGTTTAATAATAAATTAATTAATATCGCTTTAATAAATAAAACTACTATTGTTATAATAGCTTTTTTCATATTGTTTGCAATTTACGTATTATTTTTTAATTAATCATTGAATCAAACATATTTTTATTTATGTCTCGAACTTGCTGCCATTGGTTTTCTGAAATATTCTTAACTGGTGTGTAATTTAACGGATGCTTAAATTCTTTATTAAGTCTTAAGAATTCCGCTAACTTTAAATTACTCATTTTAATAATAGTTTTTTCTGTATTACCAATATTTGTAGGTTTTTGAATATAACTAACACCATCGTTAAACATTTTATTGTCTTTTAAACTTTTACTTAAAGCTCGTGTCTTTTTAAGTTGCTTTTCGTATTCGTTAAATAACGCTTTATCTTTCGTTTTAAAGGCTTCAAATATTAATTTAATACATTCGTCTGTTTTAAATAGTTTACCTTTCTTAAGTAGGTTGTAAACGTTATCTCGTCCACATCCTAACTCTTTTGAAACAATTGTATAACGACTTGTGATATTTCCTTTTAATTGGTTTATTCTATCTTCAGCATAAAAAGCTCTTAACGCTACGTATGGTATTGTTCTATTTTTTTCTGTTATGTCGATACCGAATACTTCTTGTATTTCTTTAATGTTTTTGTACATGGTTATAGTTTTAAAGTATTTATATCAATAGCTAATCCTTTTTCAATAAGTCCGAATACGTCAAAATGCCATTCAACTAAAAAATTATTAACACAAATTATTTGTTGATAATTTAAATAAGAAGAACCACCTCCGTATTGAGCTCCGCTTAATATTCTATGTATTTTATTATTAATTACATAAATATTAAAGAAAATATCCATTGCGTTTGCATGACAATACCTTGTAATTCCATCGTTAATATCTTCTAATTGAGTATAAATTTTTATTTCTTCATAATCTAATGAATTTTCTATTATTTCAATAAATAATTGTTTAAGAGGCATAAATTCTTTTCCTTTTAAGTTAATTTCTTTTGTAAGGTCTGAAAGCGGACGAAGTATTGGTTTGCAATCTTCTATATAACCATAACTATAATTACTACCTTTATCAATAAAATATGTTTCATTCCTTAAACCTTGTATAACTTCAATTTTTTTACCACATAAACAATTAAGTTTATAAGGCAAATAAGGTGATAAATGTTTTAATTCTAATTTCATAATATTACAATTTATAAACGACAAAGTTAAAATCAAAGTTCGGCACGCTTGCGGGATTTGAATCGATGATCACATCGAAACTATTTAGAGTTGCGTTTGTGTAGCTTAAGTGTCTTAACTTCCCACATAGTAAAATCACGTAGTTATTATCGATTTGCGGAACGATAAACGTAATTCGGTATGTTGTGTTATTAATCTTTGTTGTTGTCGCTCCGAAGCCTTTTAAAAGCGTTCCTGTATTATCGACTACTCCCATTGCACTAGTTGTGTATGGAATTGTATATTGAACTCCGATTGAAGTAGTTTCTACTGTTCCGACCGTTAGACTTCTTACTCTTGCTGTTCCGTTGACATCTAAAGTAGTACTAGGATTAGTAGTGTTAATTCCAACCTGGGAAAATCCTATAAGAGGGAATAGTAATATAATTAGTTTTTTCATTTGATTAGTTTTTATCTTAATTTTTTCATTGTTTCTTCGCTAAAAATAACGCATCTTTTTAAAAAGTCTTTAGTTTCTGTGCCGTTAATAATATGTATTATATACCCTTGTTCGCATTCACATTCGCCACAAGGACAATTCATATTAAAGGCAACCTCTGTTCCTATTTTGAATTTCATTTGATTGGTTTTTAAAGGTTTGTTCGTAGTAATCTTCAGAATTTTTAAAAGGAGAGTTTTCAAAATCTGCTCCGTGTTTAGCTGCATCAATAATCTGTTGCTTTTCTTTTTCTTTGGCTTGTTTGATTTCTTCAGCGGAGAGTTCCACCGTATGGTTTACAACCACCTTTGCTTTCACTGGCTTACCTACCTCGATATTTTCTTCATCGTAATAATGGATTGCCATTCCGAAAATTTCATCGTCTGCAAAGCCGTTACAACCTGATTTTTGAACTTGATTCAGAATATAGGTGCAGCAGTCATCAATGTTCTTTGCCGGATTAGAAAACTTATCAGTAAAAAGAGAATCAGTCTGAGCTTTATTTTCAAGAAAAGACTGTATTGTTTGTTTGAAAGAATCTGTTGTCTTCATAATTGTTGTTGTGTTTTTTATGAAAGCGAGGGAACGTAATTATTTTTCAAAAAGAAAATCTTAGGGGATTTCCTTAATCCCGTTATTGATTTAGTTTTTCTTATTCCCTCGCTTCTTTCCCTCTGAACGCTTTCAGATCGTCATATTTTGTTATTGTATATTGTTATAAATAAGCTTCTGAAAACTCTTTCGGAATGAAAACACCTACCGGTATGGGAGCTGCTTTTTCAATGGAAGTATGATAGGTTTGCTCAGTGTATTCGTGATCGCGTTCTTTTGCATCCTGAGCCCTTTTCTTTTCCTTTTTGATAAGGTAATCATTGATAAGCATCATCGCTCTGTCAACGTTGATAGTTTGCACTACAGCCGAATATGTGTGCGTTTGTGTTCCGTCAATCTCAACATTGAAATCAATCTGGTAGAACTTTTTCTGATTTTCGTATTCTTCCTCATCAATTTCTTCAGCTGCTTCCTCGGATGTTTCGAGATTCAAAGGTTTCAAGTTGTCAATCAGGATAATGTTTGTATCAAATGTTTTTACCAATTGGACTACAAAAGGAGTAGTATAATTAAGTTCAACCCAATCTTTGAGAACCATAAGCGCTTTCTCCACTGTTACAGAATAGAAAAGGAATTTTGCTTTTTTACCATCTGACAATTCAATTTGAGCAATGAAAGGATGTAGATGCGTGTGCTCAAGTTCGTAAGACATACGGAGCTGGTTACTTACTTCAACTTCTTTTATGTCTCCAGCTTGAAGATGAAAGTTTAATTGTGCAAGTATATCCTGACTGATCAGTATTCCTCTGTCAAATAAAACTTCATTTCGTTCAATAGTAACGACTTCTTTGGTGTCTTCATCGATGAAGTCTTCTTTCCATGATTTCAATACTCTGCCAACGGTAAACTTGTTAAGCATTCTTTTAGGATCAGATGTTGAGTACCTGATTTCTGTCAATTTTGTTTCAATCATAATTTGTTGTTTTTAATTATTAAATAAAATATTAGTAAGTTGTTTTCCTTTGTTTTCGACCTGCCAAAGTCCGGCTTTTGGTTCTGTTAGCTTTAGG